ATTTTTGACGGATACTTAAGCAGTACCTGTCAATACGCCTTGCAAGAAGCTGTTAGAGCAAGTTAAATTGCCAGCCCAGCCATAGAGCTTAACGATCGCGTCTTGATTGATCGACTGACGCTCACCACCGATAGGTACAAAGTTACGCTCTTTATGTGGGCGTAGGAAGATGTAGTTAGTGTTCAAGAAATACATATAAAGTGCATTTTCTTGTGCGCCGTAACCGCCACCCAATACCACATCAGCAGACATACCGCCGCCGTAGAACTTCAAAGATGCGAAACCAGCCGCGCCTTCGTCAACACCAGCAATACGCTGAATAGCTTGCAAAGAAGCTACATAGCGTTGATACAAAGTGTTACCAGCAACGATCAAGTCAACTTTGTCTGTGCCACGAACAGATTTGATAGCGGCAGAAGTCATAGCGGCTTGGATTACTGTAGAAGAATCAGCACCTGTGGATGACTGGTTTTGCCAAAAAGTCCAGTTAGCACGATTGATACCACCGTATGTGCCAGTTGTATTAGAAACTGGAACAGCGGCCGCCAAACCTGTAATGTTCTTACCACCGTTACCAGTACCATCACCATAGATGTCACCAGAAATACGGTTAAGCAAGCGTGCTTCAGAAACTTGCATACGACCATCTAACAAGTCGATGATTGCTTCTTTAGAACTGTTTTGCAACATTTCAAGACCAGACATTGTTACAGAATCAGCGTACTGAGTAATGCTGAATTGAGCCGCAGAAATAGGGCTATCTGGAGTGATGTTCAATACTTCGTAACCGCTATATGAATTAGCGTTATTAGTATTTGGATCGTTATACATAATTTCTTCTAAGATAACATTACCGCCGCTGAATGGGCGAACATTACCTTTGCTGTTTAGGCGCTGAAGAATTGCGTTGTTTTGTGTTAAGTTGTCTGCCAATACGCCGCTACGACTTTGAATGGTTGTAGCGATAATATCGGTAATCGCTGAGTTAGCAAATGCCATGATATATCCTCGTTAATTTAAGTTAAACCCTATCGCTCATTGCTTGCCCTAATTGTTCGGCAAGTAAAGAACGCCTATCTTTTGCGTCTGTTTTGTTTACCGCGCCGCTAGGTGTAACGGATCGTGGACTAACAGCAGTCGCTTTAGCTTTTGCTACTTGCTGTGCCTTAGATGCTTGCTGTTTGGTGGACTTAAGGAGTCGTTCCTGTTCTACCTTCCATGCTTCATCGTTAATACGCACCGCTTTGGCATACGCCGATTCTAGGTCTGGGGCTAAACCTCGCTCAAGTAGTTGAGCCATATCCTCCCTAACCATGTCAAAGTGCGGAAACCGCGCCTTGTCACTTCTTACCCGTTCAATTTCACCAACTAAACGGGTTTGTTCCTCTTGTTCGTACCTGCCTTTGATGGTGCTAACTTCTTGGTTCATCGCCTGAAGTTGTTGCATCAACTGCTGGGTTTGATAGTCCATCGGTTGCTGTTCTGCAACTTGTAAGCTATCTGAATTTAATTGTATTCCATAATCTTGTGCAAGTCTATGGAACATCTGCACCTTTTGATCGTATGGTGCTTTTGATAAAACCATGTGAGCGCGACCAAGATTATTGATCCATGCGGCAGGATGAATACCTTGCTGTTGCAACTCTGGAACGAATGGGCCAATAGCTTCTGTCAATGAGCGTGCATTGTCAGCTTCAGCTTTGTAAGCGCTTACACCACGCTTGTATTCTGCTTCGCGTTGGTTAGCGTATTCAGCAAACTTAACAAAATCTTCTTTATTAAGCGCTTGACCGCCCTTCATCTTTTCCCAAACCTCTACATACTCTTTTTTCCAAGTGGTTGGGCGCGGTACATCTACTTCTGAAACATCATCAGAAGCTTCTGCCACCATGTCAGATTCTTGATCGGAATCGTCTTGGCTACTGGCTTCTTGGGACTTACCTTTGAAGCGACCTTTTTCGTCACGCTCCGTGTTGTGGCTTTCTTCAGCGCTACCTTCTTCGCTACTACCTTCGGTTTGGATGGGGCTTTCATCTACTTCAATCTCCTTTTCAATAGGTGCTTCAAGTGTGCCTTCTTCAGCTTGTTCAAGTGCCGCTTCTAATAATTCCCGTCTATCGTCTGCCATTTGTTGCTCCTATCGTTGGTAAAGTTTTGCATCAGCAATTTCGGCAATCTGACGCTTGCGGTACTCTTGGTCTTTGCGGCTAAATTCGTGCTTTTTTTGCTCAAATTGGACATCGTTACCCAATTCAATGCAATTGTTGCGTTTAAGGTTTTCACGGTGCTTAGAACGGCTTGAAACCCATGTGCCATCAGCCATGCTTATGTGGCCTTCAATGTCTGGCATAACCATAGGGGCTTCTTTTGGGCGCATTTCCTGCTTTTGCTTCCAAGCTTCATCGGCTTCTGGGCCTTCAAATGGCAAATGCCAGTAAGCAAGGTAAGCTTCGCGATCATCGTATTGTTTTGGATCGTATTCTTCATGGTCAACTTTGCAATGTGGGCAAGTTACCGTAATTTTTACTAAAGCCATTACATTCTCCTTATCAAATCGGGTATTTTGTGCATTTCATCTTCTTCTACGGTTACTACAGAATCGTACCAAGTGCCGTGTTTCCAACGCCAGCACTTAAACTCTTTTCTAGGCATGATGACAATGGTTTTAACGCCCAAAGCGCCTGCTAGATGGGCAATTCCAGTATCTACTGTGACCAATCCCTTAAGCGCCTTCAAATGGCAGGCTGTTTTAGACCAATCTTGCTTCCAGCCGTCATTGGGTAGCGGTGTCCAGAACTTATCTTCCTCTGGATTAAACGAATAAGCGTCATCACCAATGATTTCAAGGACTTTTTCAGGGTGCAAAGTGCGTACATAGTGCAAGATGCCCTTAGATGTTGACCAATTGATGCCAATTTTCTTGGGAATGTTGCTTGGAATAGCGTCTAAATAGCCTTCAGAACCAACAATCTTCTTGGTTGATAGCGGAAACAGGGCTTTTGCGTATGCAGGCGCTAGGCTGATGTAATACGGCAGGCTAATCATGCCCAGCCAGTAGTCAGATTCGGTGGCCACGCCTTCTTCTGGCATATTGGTAAAGGTGTCAATGCAATCCATCTGCCCAAGCAATTGATGGAGCGATCCGTGCTGAAGCAAAACAACCTTTGCCGCGCCCATAACCTTTAAATATGGCAAAAATCTAGCGTATTGAATGATGTCACCAAAGCCTTGCTCGGCAACAATGGTGATCGACTTGCCAATTAAGCTTTCGCCCCTCCAAACTGGCATTTTCATTGGCTTTGCATAACCAGCAATCTGGTTAGCCATCACTTCAGGATGCCAGCGGTACTCGAATAAGCGAAATCCAGCGTCTAATCTACCTGCGTGCAGGTGTTCGTAAGCTTTTTTGTATTCAGTATGCGGGTTTAAAGTAGTAGGGCTAATATTGATTCCTCATCATCTTGATCTGCAAGACGCTGGGCTTCAAGTATCGCTAAGTGCGCTTGGATACGCGCTACTTCCTGTCTATAAGCCGCCGCCTTGAGAAGGTTCTCTCTTTGGTTTTCAAGGTAGCGTATAGACCGTTGTAAATTCTCTGTTTCAGCTAACGGTATATCAGCCTTAACCTCTTGTTTAGATTGTAATTCAGTTTTCTTAACTTTGACAACACTATCAGGATCAACAAGGGCGCGAATAGATTGCTTACGATCTGCGGCTTCTTGTTTTTGGGCTTCCATCAAATCGCGTTGACGCTTGGCGATCTTCTGTTCTAAACGCTTGTAGCGTTCCCATTCCTGTTTAGTCCAACCATCACCGCCTACAGGTTGTGCTGGAGCGCCTACCGTACCAGTAATGGTTGCGGTGTCGTTTCCGTCTGTAGCATTGATGTTTCCAACATGGTCTGCATTGACCACAACGCCATTGATAGTCGCTGTGTCGTTACTGTCAGTTGTGTAGATTATTCCGTTATCTAATTCAATCGCTATTATCGTAGCGGTATCGTTTGAATCAGTCGTGCTGATATACCCTGTAATTGGGGTAAGCGCACCTAAATCAGATATTGGTGCTGACGATAACGGATTTAATCCAAGCATTAGGCTGTGTAACTACCAGAAGCTGTAAATTTAATAATTGTATTACTACCGCTAGTTGTAACTGTAGGGCTTCCAGTAATAGTACCTGTGTATGCCGCAGTAGGCACAGAAAGAATAACTACGCCTGAACCACCATTTGCAGATGCTTGAGATGGAGCAAAGCTTGTTCCACCACCACCGCCACCTGTGTTAGCAGTACCAGCTACAGGAGCAGTTCCTGAAGTAGCTGTTCCAGCACCGCCACCACCATTTCCACCTGCGCCACCTGAATAAATTACACCAGCATTTGTGCCTCCACCACCACCACCAGCGTAATATGTTGCAGTTCCTGTTATGGAAGATGAAACACCAATTCCTCCTGCCGCACCATTTTGATTGGCAGTAGAGCTTCCAACAGCTCCTGCACCACCACCGCGCCTTGTCACTTCTTACCCGTTCAATTTCACCAACTAAACGGTTTTGTTCCTCTTGTTCGTACCTGCCTTTGATGGTGCTAACTTCTTGGTTCATCGCCTGAAGTTGTTGCATCAATTGCTGGGTTTGATAATCTTGCGGTTGCTGTTCTGCAACTTGTAAGCTATCTGAATTTAATTGTATTCCATAATCTTGTGCAAGTCTATGGAACATCTGCACCTTTTGATCGT